AGACTGTCATAAGAAGTGTGGACATTCTAGAGAAGAAGAAAAGAAGTACGCACAAATTACTATTCGCTTTCATTTAAGGGAGAAGAATAAATTAGAAAAAGAGGATATTGAGTTTTATCAGGATAATATGTTATTATATCAGGTATGAAAGATGAAATAATAAGAGGCTTAAAAAAAGACGGCAAATTTATAATAGATGGAGTAGGAGTATTTGAATTATTGCCACGAAGACAAGGAAAAACATTTTGTGGTTTTAGGAATATGGAAGGAACGCCAAGATTTTCAAAAAGAGTTCGTTTTACTAGCTCACTTAAATTTAGAAACGAAATATGCAAATAGATTTAATAAAAGAGAACGACCAAAACCCTCGTTTGATTAAAGAGGACGCTTTCAATAAATTAGTTGAGTCTATTAAAGAAGATCCCCAAATGCTAGAAGCTCGACCTCTTGTTATAGATGAGAACAATGTAGTGCTTGGTGGGAATATGCGCCTAAAAGCCCTGAAGCACCTAGAGTATAAAGATGTACCTGTTTATAAGGTTGAGGGCTGGACCGAAGAACAAAAACGCAGATTTATAATCAAAGACAATCTATCAGGAGGACAATGGGATTACGATATACTTACATCTGAATATGACGCAGAAGAACTATCAGATTGGGGTATGGAAAACTTAGATAAATATTTGATTGAAGATTCAGAGGAATTAATTGCCGAACCAACAGACAAACCTTTAACTATACAAATCTCTTTTAAAGATAGAGATGAATTGTATGAAGCTAAAGTAGAGATTGAGGGTATTTTAGGTAAATATAATGCCAATCTCTCTGTTTCTGGTGGAGAACTATGATTTTATATCCAGCAACAAAAAAAGCAGTTCATTATGCAGTTAGAAACTATCATTATAGTCAAAAAGCCTCTGCAAGATGTTTTGATGTTGCTTTTTCCGTTTTTAATGACAAAAAAGAGTTCTGTGGAGTAATCTGTTATGGGAGAGGTGCAAATCCAAAGATTGCTTCACCTTATGGATTAAAACAAGGAGAGGTTTTGGAGTTACTAAGAGTTGCACTTAATGGAAAACAAGAAAGCACTTCTAAAGCAATATCCATTTCGATTAAACTTTTGAAAAAGGCGAGTCCACTAACAAAAATATTAGTTTCCTATGCAGATAAGGGCCAGAACCATATAGGTATAATATATCAGGCAACTAATTGGATTTTTGAGACAGAATCAGAAAGTTCTGGATATGAGTACTATAAAGATGGAAAATGGTGGCACTCAAAATCACTTGCAAGATTTGATAGGGCGAAAATGGAAAAGAGAAAAATGTCTGGAAAATATAAGTATATATATCCCTTATCAAAAGATATGTTATTATTATGTAAGGAGAGGGGAAAACCTTATCCAAAAGCGAATATAGTGTAATTGGTTATCACGCTCTGCTTCCAGTAGAGAGAAAGAGGTTCAAATCCTACTTATTCGCACAATGGCTGATAAAACAGATAAAAAACAGAATAAAGACCACCTATTCAAAAAAGGGCAATCTGGTAATCCTAACGGAAGACCTCTTGGGGCTAAGAATTTTACTACTCTCTTTAAAGAAGCTGTGAAAAAGATTGCAGAAGACACAGGTATTGCTCCAGATGAAATTGAAAAGGACTTAATTATTAAAGGGATTACTGAAGCTAAAAAAGGGAAGTACCAGTATCATAAAGATATATTTGACCGAGTATATGGGAAACCCCAAGAAAAGGTTGATATTACGACAAAAGGGGAACAGGTTACTGCAATTAATTATATAATTCCAGATGGAAATAAACCTTAAACCAACACCTAAACAACATGAAGCCTACGAGGCTCTGAAAGATAAGGGGAGTCGCTTTGTTGTCTTTGGTGGTGCTGCTGGAGGTGGTAAATCGTGGTTAGCTTGTGAGTGGATACTAACTATGTGTGTGGCTTATCCCAACACACGTTGGTTTATCGCCAGAAACGAACTAACCAGACTAATGGCTTCAACATATGTAACCTTTGGGAAGGTGGCTAAGTGGCATAATGTTGGTGGCTGGGCTTTAAATGGTGGTTATCACTATATTGAATTTAAGAATGGATCTAGGATTGACCTTATTGATGTTAGAAAAAACCCATCTGATCCCATGTTTGAGAGGTATGGTTCTACTGAATACACTGGTGGAGTACTGGAGGAGGCAGGAGAGATTGATTTCGGTGCTTTTGATGTTCTTAAATCTCGTGTTGGTAGACACATGAACAAGGACTACAATATTGACCCCAAGATTCTTATTACATGTAATCCCAAAAAGAACTGGTTATATAATTATGTATACAAACCATTTACCGAGGGCAAACTAGAAAAGGAGTTCAGATTTATTCAGAGTTTCTATAAAGATAATCCATACACGGCTGATACATACGAACAGCAGTTGAAATCTATTAAGGATAAGACTATGAAGGAAAGGCTTTTGTATGGTAACTGGGAATATGAGAATAACCCACTAGCATTGATTGAGTATGACGCAATTACAGATATGTTTACTAATACTGTTGATGAATTTGAGGACAAGTTTATGTCTATTGATGTTGCTCGTTATGGAAGTGATAAGACTGTCTTGATGGTTTGGCAAGGCTTTAGATGTAAAAAGATAGAGTCTTACACAAAGACAGGGCTAGATGTTTTGGCAGAAGAAATTAAAAGAATAGCTAAGGAAGAGAGAATACCCTTCAGCAAGATAGTTATTGATGAAGATGGTGTAGGAGGTGGTCTTGTGGATATGCTAAGGGGGTGTAGAGGATTTATGGCAAACAGGACTCCGTTTAATAACAAGCTAACAGGTAAGCCAGACAACTTTCAGAACCTGAAGACTCAGTGTACTTTCCTATTAGCCGACTTCATTAATGACCATAAGATTGCGATAGATTGTGAAGATGAGGATATAAAAAACAACCTAATATCAGAACTAGAAGTTATTCGGCAAAAAGAAGGGGTTTATGATAGTAAACTCCAGATAGAAAGCAAAGATAAAATAAAGGAGATACTGGGTCACTCTCCTGACTTCTCTGATGCACTGATGATGAGAATGTTCTTTGAATTACAAAGACCTTTAAAACAAATTGCTGCGGTAGATCCTATTAATACTATGTTAGGGAGGTCTTATCTGAAGGCTAAAAACCCTAATACTGGAGGAGCAGATAACAATGATGATTATTTATAAACCTATATGGTATAATATATAGCATATGAAAGACGAATTTAATATCTTCTCGCAAGTTCAGCTCGAATTAGACGATTTCTTTAAAGAAAAAATCAGGATTGGAGGTGCTTCTACTGATGATAAGAAGGGTTATACATTCTCACAGCCAGATACTTTGAATACTATTGTGTATGTTGGTGGTTCTAAGTTTGAAAAGGGTGAAAAGGAAGGAAAAGTTTACCTTAATAGTTCTGTGTTCCGAGCTGATACTGCCTCAAAGCAGATTGATATTGATTTCTCAAACATCAAGTTCCTACCTAGTGAACTAAATGACAAGAATATTGCAGTCCTTAAGAGGAGAGAGTTTAAAAGATGGGCTAAAGATACAGGATTTAGTGTAGATCTTAATGATATGGTTGAGAAATTCCCATTCTGGGGACACTTGGTTGCTAGAGATACTGCTGATGGGTATGAATTAGTGCCTATTACAAAGATTCGATGCCAACAAGATGCCAAGAGCCTAAATACAGCCTCATATGTGATTATTGAACATGAGATGTTTGCATGGGAAGCACAAGCAATGCCTAACTGGGATCTATCAGGTATTGAATATAAGTGGGACGATAAAATTACTGTATTAGAACGACACGCCAGAGTGCCTCTAAATTGGTTTAATAAGGTGAAAGGTATAGATGGTGAAGGTGATGACACTAAATCAATTGATACTGTTTCATATATCGTACAGGATAAGAAAGATAAGAAAAAAGATGGAGGATTGCTATTTATTGAGGAAAATAAGAGAGATTTTAAAGAAGCTAAGTGGAAGGATGTTGAAGGTCGATGGTTAGGTATGGGAGAGATTGAGAATAACTTCAATAACCAGAAGGCACGAAATGCCGTGTTTAACCTACGATTAAGAGGTGCAGTGTGGGCTTCAAAGAATTTATTCCAGTCAGTAGATGAGACAACAGCTAAGAATCTTGTTACCGAAGTTCAAGATGGTGATGTTATTACCATTACAGATCAGGGAATTACACCTATCAACACTCAGACTAAATCACTAGCTGACTTTAATGCTCTAGATGAGGTTATTGAAGGAAATAGTGACCAGAAATCATTTACATACGAGGTAGCAACAGGAGAGCAATTAAACTCTGGAACACCATTCAGATTAGGGGCTATTCTATCAAACTCAGTAAATAATCACTTCGGAATGAAAAGAGAGAAGCTTTCTCTATTCCTAAAAGATGTTTTGTATGAATATGTACTACCTGATTTTAATAAGGACATGAAGAAGAAGCACTTACTGACTATGGCAAGTGGAGAGGAAGGATATAATGACCTATTTGAGATATACAGAGGGCTAAAGATTACAGAATGGACACATAAGTTCGTAATGACTAATGGTCGAGTGCCTAATGAGATAGAACAAGAGAGATTTGAGGCTGGTTTGGGAGAAGACTTTGAGATTGACATCGAAGAAGGAGCGTACGAAATACAAGACGCTATTGATATTGTGATTACAGGAGAGGCTGTGAATGTTGAGGCTAAAATGGAAACATTATCTAACCTGTATCAGCTTATGTTACAAAACCAAGATCCACGAGCTGACTCTGTACTAGAAAAGATTCTCGTAATCCAAGATGAGCAATTACCGAAAGGACAACAAGGAGTAGCACCGAGTACACCAATTCAACAAATATCTAACCTAGCACAACAAGACAATGAAGGAACAATATAAAGAAAACATTGAGAAGATTAAGGACTCTAACCTTAGAGAGGTTGTTTTAGATGCACTAGATGACGCTAAAAATGTCATTGCAGATGCTAGAAATGGAGAATGGACAACGGAAACACGAAAGTGTGCAATTGCCACCATTGATTCTGTACTGTATAATAAAATTAAGGTTACAGAAGATTCTAAATCAACTGTTGAACCAGAAGAATGGTTATAAGATTATAAATGTCGCTCACAGGTAAGCATGTTCCTGTTAACCGCTTGGTAGTAAGCATATCCTACTAAAATAAATTATGAATGATGAAAACAATGAAGAAATTATTGATAACGAAGTTATCGACAATGAAGCAGATGTTATTCAGGACAATGATGACGATACTAGCTCTGATGATTCAGATACAGAAGCTGAACTGAAGAAAAAGGACGAAATTATTAGTCAGCTCACAGCAAGAGCAAAAAAGGCTGAAGCTCTAAATAAAACTAGAGTTAAATCGGAGGAATTACCAAAAACAAATGATGATAAGGAGGATTTATCTAAAACTGTTGGCGAATTAAAACACGCAGAAGAAAAACGACAGTTTGGTTATGAGAATAACCTTACCCCTGACGAAGTAGATTACATTTTTAAGGTTAATAACAACCCTACTCGTGAATTACTAGAAGACCCGTTTATACGAGGCGGTCTGGATGCAATCAGAACTCAAAAGAGGATTCAAGATAATACACCTTCTAACTCATCTCGTTCACCTAAATTCCAAGTTCCTAATAAGAAAGATATGACTCCTTCCGAGAAGCAAGAGGCATTCGAGAAGTTCAGAGATGGAAAGCTTAAGAAGAACTAGGATAGTTGAGCGTAATTAGAAACAAATTATGGCTTTTTCAGATCCTACAGCTGCATATACTGCCGCAGATTTGGCTTCAATGATCCCAGAAGTATGGACACCGATCGTTAACGAAGCTAACTTCCCTAAAGCAGTCGCAGCAAACTTCTTCACTGACCTATCAGCTTTCGCAGCAGATGGTGGTGATAGATTCCACGTACCAGACATTTATACTAACGTGTTCACTGCTTCAACACAGTCAACACAAGGTAATGCAGTAGTAGACCAGTCACCTGCATCAGTTGACGTATATCTAGATGTTGATATTCACAAGTATGTTGCTTGGATTATCGGTAAAAAAGATATGAAACAATTGGCAACAAAGTATGTTCTTAACGAGAAGTATGCTCGTGAAGCTAAGAACGTATTGACAGTAGCTCTTGAGGATTCAATCTTCGGACTATGGTCATCTCTATCAACAAACGTTGTAGGAGATACAGCAACAGTGGTTACAGATAATGAAATCGTTTCTTCAATCGAAGCTCTAGATTCTCTAGACTACGATATGGAAATGACAGCATTCTTCTTCCACCCATTCGTATTCTGGAGACAAGTTTCAACTATCTCTAAGTACTACACATGGAACACATCTCAGCTTCCAATTATCCGAGACGGAAACTTCGGACCAATGGATAAGAGTCGTGGTCTAAGAGGACAGATTTATGGACAACCTATCTATGTTTCAACAAGGGTTGTATCAGGTCTATCAACTTATCGTAACTTGTTTGCACACTCATCAGCACTAGGATTCGCTATTCAAGACGGAATCGGAGTTGATGCACAATACCTATTGCAAAACTTAGGAACTCTAACAGTCGCAGATATTATCTATGGTGTTGCAGTTCTTCGAGAAGAAGCAGCAGTATTGCTTAACGCAAACGAAACAGCTATAACTTCATAATCTGAAGATAAACAATAGCCAGTTGGGGAAAACTCTCTTAATTGAGGGTTTTTTCTTTTAAAGAATGGTGTTATAATAATACCTATGACAACAGACCAAAATATTCCTGCTGAAGAGCAAGGAAAGAGTAAACCTCAAAAGACTTGGTTTTTCCAGAGGGGTGATGGAAATATATTTGCTTGTGGTGAGACAGAAGCTTGGAACTTACTAAATAATCAGAGTAATTGGGCAAGAAGAGACTTTGTTATGCTAGGTATGTCAGATGGTGAGCTATATTTTGAGATGCTAAAGAGCAGTAGGACTAAAGTATCTGAACTATTAGAAGAAAAAGGAACTCTAACAGTTGATAGAGATAAGTACCTAGCAACAGAGGACAGGCTACGCTTTAAAGAACTCAAGGATGAGAATGATGAGATGGTTATTAAGGTTGTAGGAATCCTCAAGGATCTAAACAAAAAGATTGGTGAGATAGATGAAAAATTAAAGACATTTAATCAGGATTCCATTAATGAAGCCTTTAATGCTGAACTTGAAAAAGCTAGGGGTAATATGATTAAGCCAGATAACCAAGATATTGTTACTCCAACCCAGAAGGATAGGGAGAAGATACTTAATAATATAAATATCTAATATGAAAAAGTTTAAAGATTTAAAACCAGAACATAGAAAGGTGATTGTTGATATTCAGAAATCAATCCCTAAAGAGTGGACTGATGCTGTAACCCTAGAAGAAGATCTTGCTCCAGTCTCTAAAGAGATAATGGAAAGGGCTTTGGAAGACCCAGAGGTTGATGAGAAGACAAAGAAGGAGTTTAGATTGGCACTTGATAGTGGTTTCTTTGATAAGAAACTAGAGAAAGAAGACAGTCTTGTAACAGAATTGATTGAAGCTTATATTGAAAAGGAGATACTAAAGGCAATAATTAAGAAGGCTTTACCGCCTTTGAAAAAGAAGCAGGACTTTACTAAGGTTTATAAAAGATTTAACGATTTAAAAACAAAATATGACAACAGAAAAACAAGCTAAAAGTGAATTAAAGAGTTTGTGTGAGAAAGAGATTAATAAGTCTAAGATTATGATTGCTTTCTATACTGATAGAGCCAGCAAAATGGATGATGAGAAAGATAAGGAAGAAAAGGCAAAGAATCTAATGAAAGCAAAGCAGTTACAGGAGAACCAAGACTTTAATCAGGAACTCTATGACTTCATCGGGGAATAACATAGTCGGCTATGGAATTTGTGGTCCAAATGAGAAGTATCTTGATAAAACTCTTAAGTGCTTTGATTCTCTTTGCGATACTGTCGTTCTGCTTACTAATAATACCGATCCTGATAGCGTACGAAAGATTAGAGAGATGGGATTTGAAGTTAGAGAAGACAACAGAGAGTGGGGGCTGAACCAGAACAAGATTAAAGAAGATTTTGTGTCTACTTTAGGAGAATATAATCCTGATTGGCTTGTTTGCTTGGATATGGATGAGGTGTTACACGTGGAACGAGAAGAATTGGAACAAATGATGACCAAATGTAACTCTATGAGTGTCTACATTGTTAATTTGTGGGAGAAGGGGTGGAAAAGGAGGTGGAGCTTCTGGAATGTGAGGGTCTGGAAGTGGAATGGGGTGACTAAGTTCGCTAATAGACCACTACATTGTGGATTAGCCCCTGAATGGGCGTACCACTACGCTTCTGCTGTACCAATACCTTTAATTCACAGGGGTCTGAAAGATAGAGAAGCACGCCAGAGAAAGATAGCACGCTATAAAAAATACGATCCAACCGCAAAGTATAGAGATAAGAGCTATTATGACGCTCTAGCAGATGATACTTACGAAGAATATGACCTAGAAAAGATACAGGAATCACTAGATGAGGAGATCAGGGAAGTAGTAATGAAACAACCACGAGATATAAGGGATAAGAAGTTCTATATAGTTGAAAGTCCTGATGGTAGACAAATGGACATACCAGAGGCAAGCCTAGAGGAGACTCTAAAGAGAGGATTTAAGTTGATAAATGAGATATGAGAATAGTTTATATAGGAAATTTTGATTATATGTGGGACGAGGAGCATGTTGCTAGATGTTTTGAGAAATTAGGACACGAGGTAATGAGAGTTCCTGAGAAAAAACCCATGAGGGTTATAGTACCTGCTATACTAGAATTTAAACCTGATTTTGTATTGTGGGCTAAATTGAGAGTTGGTAGACCAAGTGAGATAATCAGAATTTGTAAAGAGAACAATATAAAAACAGTCTGCTGGATATGGGATTTGTATTTTGGTTATCAGAGAGAACATCAGATTAAGAACAATAATATGTTCAAGGCTGATCTGGTTTTTACCTCTGATGATGGGCATGAAGAAGACTGGAAGGAACATGGAATTGCACATAAGTGTATTAGACAGGGAATCTACGATGAAGAAGCTGTCTTACTACCCACAGAAGAAAAAGAACATGATGTTGTCTTTGTTGGATCTGAAAATCCCTTGAATGAAGACAGAACAAAACTCTTTAAAGACTTTGATTTTAAGTGGTTTGGAAAGAAAGATACTAATGAAGTTAGAGGAATGAGACTGAATGAATTATATACTAAGACAAAGATAGTAATTGGAGATTCGGTGTATTCTCCGCACTATTGGAGTAATAGGGTTGTTGAAACGCTTGGTCGGGGTGGTTTTTTGATTCATCAGGAAGTAGAGGGGCTTAAAGAAGCCTATCCTCACCTTGTTACGTACAAGAGGGGAGATTATAAAGACTTAAAAGAAAAAATAGCGTATTATTTAGGTAATGATAAGGAGCGAGAAGAGATTATAAAAAAGAATTATGAGTGGGTGCTAGACAATCACTTGTGTTCACTTAAATGTAAAGAATTATGCAAAAACCTGTAAACAAAGAAGAGTTTTGGAGAGAAAGATTAAACAATTCAGCTAAACTAGAGCATTCTGTATATATTACAAGTGAGAAGGACTGGAATTTCATTAATAAAACCCATCTAGAGTTGTTAATGCCATATCAGTACAAGAAAGTTCTAGATGCTGGTTGTGGTTATGGTAGATGGTCTGAACTCTTTTCTGATTACACTGGAACAGACTTCTCATCAGACTTTATTAATAAAGCTATCGAGTTACACCCAGACAAAAAGTTCGTTAAGGCAAACATGAAAAAATTGCCATTTAAAGATGATGAGTTTGATTTGTCATTCTGTGTATCTATTAAAGATATGATAGTAGACAATCTTGGAGAAGTAGAGTGGGCTAAGATGTTTGAAGAACTGAAGCGAGTATCAAAAAAAGTCATGATATTGGAGTACACTAACCCAGATGAATATGAAGTTCATATTAAATAAAAAAGACTATCTTGAGTACAGAAAGGGCATGAATAATACTGTGGAGATTTTAGATATCGCAGTTTATTCTGAAAGAAATAAAGGTACAGGAACTAATCTATTAAAGATGTTGGAGAATGAGGATCTTGGACACATCTATGCCTTCACCAGAGAGAGTAATGAATTGGCACAAGGATTCTACAAGAAGAATGGTTTTAGGGGAACTCTACTACCTAATTTCTATCCAGATGAGAGTGCAATTGTATATATAAAATCATGACAGGTTCAATAGTATTAGCAACAGAACAAGGGTTGGGGTATCTAGCAAAAGCCTTCTATGATAACGGAATTATAGACAAAATCGCCATTCACCCTCACTCTACAAGGAAAAGTCATACAGAATGGTATCCAGACGCAGTGAGTGTGTCTGAATTACTTGAGTGTGACACTATTTTGTTCTTTGAAACACCTTTTGATCTAGATTTTATGAAGGAAGCAAAAGCAAAGGGTATTAAGATTGTCTTCATGCCAATGTATGAATGTTCTAATCCTAGGATAGTAGAAATGGCGGATGTAATCATTAATCCATCAGACTTAGACCAAGAGTATTATCCTGATGGTATCAGACTGAATGTTCCTGTTGATGTTAAGTGGCGAAAACGCTCCGTAGCAAAGGTTTTTGTGCATAATGCAGGTAATGGTGGATTAGGTGGTAGAAATGGCACTACGGAGCTTCTGAAGGCAATGAAGCATGTAAAATCCCCTATCAAACTAATTGTTAGAAGCCAAATGCCCATTAAACAGATAGATGACCCAAGAATCGAATATAGGATAGGGCAGTTTGATGATATTTGGGCAGAAGGAGATGTCTTTGTTTTTCCAGAGAAGTTTAATGGTTTATCACTTCCAGCACAGGAAGCATATGCAAGTGGAATGGTCGTGATGTCTGGAGATCGCTTTCCCATGAACACTTGGCTACCGAAAGAACACCTAATACCAGTTAAAGGGACGACAAAAGAGAGATTAGCTGTACTAATTGATGTAGCAGAGTTTTCCCCAGTTGATATCGCAAAGAGTATTGATAATATTTATGGCAAGAGTATAATAATAACATCAGAACAAGGAAGAGAGTGGGCAGAGCAGAACTCATGGGAAGTATTAGCACCTAAATATAAAGAATTATTATGAAAACAGCACTGATCACTGGTTTGACTGGACAAGACGGAAGTTATTTAGCAGAACTCTTGATTGAAAAGGGCTATGAAGTTCATGGAATTGTTAGAAGGGCTTCAACCTTTAATAGAGAGAGAATAGACCATTTAGATATACAGCAAAACCTTCATTATGGAGACATGACTGACTTTGCTTCCTTGATTAAGATAATTACAGAGGTTCAGCCAGATGAGATCTATAATCTAGCTGCACAATCTCATGTAGCTGTTTCTTTTGATACACCACAATATACAGGACAAGTTGACGCAATAGGAACTCTTAATTTACTGGAGGCGGTACGTATTGTTGATAAGAACATTAAGATATACCAAGCTTCTACATCAGAAATGTTTGCTGGGAATGTTGAGGACTGTCCATACAATGAGGATAGTAAGTTTAGTCCCAAGAGTCCTTATGGAGTGGCTAAGTTGTATTCATATGAGTTGTGCAGAATCTATAAAGAGAGTTACGGGATGTTTATCGCTAGTGGAATCTTATTTAATCACGAATCAGAGAGGCGAGGTGAGAACTTTGTAACCAGAAAGATTACAAAAGGAATCGCAGACATTCTTCATGGAAAAACCACTACTATTAAACTTGGTAATATCACAGCAGAGAGGGATTGGGGACACGCCAAAGACTACGTGAAAGCAATGTGGTTAATGCTTCAGCAACCTGAACCAAAGAACTATGTAATCGCCACAGGTGAGAGTTATTCTGTCATTGATTTCGTTAGAAAAGCTTTCAACATTGCGAACAGGTTGTATGGGTCAGATCTATCAGTTGAAAAACATATCGAGAGTGATAGTGAGTTTATGCGACCCAATGAGGTTCAAACACTTCTGGGAGATAGTTCAAGGGCAAGAGATGAACTGGATTGGCAACCAGAGATAGATTTTGAGAGATTAATAACTTTAATGGTTAAAAATGACTATGAAAATACCAGTAAGCAAGCCTAGTTTAACAGGCAACGAGGCAAAATATGTAAATGAAACTATTATAACTAACTGGATCTCCAGTAAGGGTGAGTTTGTTGATGAATTTGAGAGAGAGTGGGCTAAATATAACAAAGTTAAATATGGAGTAGCTTGTTCGTCTGGAACTTCAGCACTTGTACTCGCATTAAAAGCCTGTGGTGTAAAAGAAGGAGACGAGGTTATCGTCCCTGAGTTTACGATGGTTGCAACTGCTTGGGCGGTTACTTATGTTGGAGCAAAACCCGTATTTGTTGATTGCGATGATACTCTAAATATAAATCCTGATTTAATTAAAGATAAGATAACAAACAAGACTAAAGCCATTATCCCCGTATCAATCTATGGTAGAAAATATAGCAGGAAGGTATTAAAGGTTATTAGGGAGCATAGGAAAAAGATTTGGGTGATTGAGGATCTTGCCGAGGCACACGGAACAAAGGTTCGTGGGGATATTGCCTGTTATTCATTGTTTGGGAATAAGATAATCACCTCTGGAGAAGGTGGAATCTGCCTAACTAATGACAAGAAACTAGCAGAGCTTATGAAATGGTATGGAGCTATGTGTTTTAATGAAAGCCACACTTTTATCCACCCAGATATAGGATACAATTTTAGAATGACCGCCATGCAAGGTGCGGTAGCTCTGGCACAGGTTGAAAGATTTGATGAGATTATAGAAAAGCGAAAGCAGATAGAGAAATGGTATAACGCTAACTTGCCAAGAAAGGTTAAGATGCCCAAAAGAGATGTACTGTGGATGTATGATATTAATGTTGGAAAAAAACAGGGTATGGTCACCAAGCTTTTGAAGGAGAGAGGTATTGAAACAAGACACTTCTTTAAACCTATGAGCCAACAGCCTATGTATAATTATAAGAATTACAGGTACACAAATGCCTTCAAATGGGCTTATCAAGGAATATATTTACCTACATATACAGATATGACAGAAGAAGATGTGATATTTGTTTGCGATAACCTGAAAGAGGTACTTGCTATGGTATAATAAATGTATATGCAATATAATGGACACGCAACGAATCAAGACCTAGTTACATTATCAAATAAACTGTCTAAACAGAATGATGTATCTTTCCCTTTGGTTGAGAAGACTCTATATGCCAACATGGGTGAGAGAGAGATTATGTCAGCTATTCATGAAGTTTATGGAGGCTGGAAATATGATGATAAGAACCAGACTGATTTACCAGAAGCAACAGCAGATCTAGTATCAGGACAGGATACATACACTCTACCTGTCGATGCCTCCTTTGTTGATGGTGTTTACTACCAAAATGAGAACAATAGTACTTGGAATAAAGTATTGCCACTTGCTAAAGAACAACTAAATAATGAGCAAGACTTTATGACTACTGACGGTCCACCTGCTTACTACAGACCTGTTGGAGATACAATCAAATTGTATCCAGCTTCTAATTTTAGTAAAGATGACGCTCTAAAGGTTCAATACTCACGAGATATTGTTGGATTTACTACAGCAAGTACAACAACAACACCAGCCTTTGATTCTCAGTTCCATGAGGCTGTTGCTGTGTATATGGCTTATATGGTTAGTGCTGCAAATTCATTAAAAAGTGAGAAAATGCTTACTGTTAAGTGGGAAAAGGCACTTGAGATGATCAGACGACATTATCAGATGAAGTTTAAAGAGATGTTCCCTACTCGTATTAAAGTAAATACTGCGACACCGATTGAAGAATATCTATAATATATAAAAAACTATGGCAACTTTCACAAAAGTAAATGATTTCGTAGAGGCACTAGCTGAGAAGAAGCATGATTTGGGTTCAGATACCTTAACTATCGCTCTTTCTAATACTGCACCAGCTTCAGAATCATCAGACCCAACAGCAGACGGGAATGGTGTACTAGCAAATGTAACAGAAATATCTTATACAAACTGCTCTACAAGAGTGATAACAACAACCAGTTCTGCACAAACATCAGGGACTTATAAACTGGTCCTTACAGACTTAGTGTTAACAGCAACAGGTGGAGCTATCGCAGACTTTAGATATATCTACATCTACAATGATACAGCCACTAATGATGAGTTGGTTGGTGTATATGATTATGGTAGTACTGTTACAGTCTCAGAGGATGCAACATTTACAATAGACTTTGACGCTTCTAATGGGCTATTAACACTAGCTTAACCTAAATATAACTATGGCTAATACTTACTCACTAGACCTTGAAGCCAGTTCAAGCCAATATGCTTCTATAACTGACGCTAGTCAGACTGGTTTAGATTTGTCTGGCGATTTTACTATAGAGGCTTGGGTAAAAATGGAAACAAACACAGGTAATATGGTTATTGCTTCTAAAACAGACTCAGCTTCTGACAGGTCTTATACGTTCAGATTAGCGTCTGGTAAATTGCAGTGTGAAGTTTATGGTGATGGGACAACCTCTAATCGGAGAGTATTGGAGTCAAACAATACGGTAGCCACTGTTGGTGTGTGGACACACTTGGCAGTTTCTTTTGATTTATCAGCAGGAACATTTGTCCTGTATGAAGATGGTCTATCAATTTCGGGGACAACAAACGATGCAGGAACAGTTGCAAGTATCTATGATAGTGGGAGTGCTTTTGTTGTCGGGGCTGATGATGGAACACCGTCTCAATTTTTGGATGGTCTTATAGACGAAGTTAGGGTGTGGGACGATATTCGTACAGCATCAGAGATCCAAGACAACATCGGAGTAGAACTAAACGGAGATGAAGCTAACCTACAAGGTTACTGGAAACTAAATAACGATTACACAGATGAAACTAGCAATGGGAATGATTTAACTGCTAGTGGTTCTCCTGTGTTCTCAACCGATATAGCTTTCTCTGGTGAGCTAATTAATGTTAAAGATGACTCTACGCTGGCAACTAACCTTGTATCATACTGGGAGCTAGAGGAGGTTTCAGGAACTCGCACTGACTCTCATGGTTCGAATGATTTAACAGATAATAATACTGTTGGAACGGCTACAGGGAAGATTGGAGAGGGTGCTGATTTTGAATTAGGCAACTCGGAGTATCTTTCTATTACTGAGGCTTCTCAGTCTGGTCTAGACCTTACGGGCGACCACTCGTTTGCATTTTGGTATAATCCAGAAACTTTATTGTCGTCTGGAACTCAGACTTTCATAGACAAGTGGTTGGGTTCTGGTAATCAAAGGGCTTATTTGTATAGGTTAGATAATACATCTAATGATGGGGTTGGATATCAGCTTTCTAGTACTGGTTCTGTTGAATCGTCTGGTTCACTAGATCTTGGAACAACTCTGTCTACAGGAACTTTCTATCACATTGCCATTACATATAATACTGGTGGTGTAGTAACAGCGTACCTAAATGGTGTGAAGGTTGACGAGGATACTGGAGTGGCTACGAGCATCTTTAATTCATCCTCCGATGTATATATTGGATCTGATACTGGTACAGGGTCGTACATGGATGGTGTATTAGATGAGACTGGGGTTTGGAGCAGAACTCTTACAGCAGGAGAAGTATCTAATCTATATAATAGTGGTTCAGGATTGTCATATTCAAGCACTAATAAGACACTAACAGCCAGTGTTGGTACTTTCTTATTAACTGGAAAAGATACACTATTCACAATAGTAGCGGGTACGCTAGTAGCAACTGTGGGTGAATTTGTCCTAACAGGTATGAATGCTCTATTTTCATCTACAGGCTGGACTAATAAGTCTAAACCGAGTACAGATTGGACAGATAAGTCCAAAAATTCAACAGATTGGACAGATACAAGTAAAAATTCAACAGATTGGACTAACACAACAAAGACATAATGATATAATAAAGACATGAATCCAGAAAAACAAATTGAAGAACTAGAAATAAGGGTCAAGAAATTGGAAAACATTCTATATGGTATTGCTAATGATGTAAGAACTCAGGCGATGATCAGAGATGCTGTTATTCTGGGAGAACATACGGCAGATAAACCGACTATTATTAATAAAAATGGAAAGAAGTATAACCTACAAATCGTATGATAATTGATATCCCACAAAATGCTGGCATTAAGCAGTTAAATAAAGGAAATTTACGGGGGTCGCTAGATGAGACCTTTAATGTTGATTTATCTGTGAAACAGGGATATTTCTGCCTACCTAATAGGACAATTAAGGCTTCTAGCAATACTGATGTTACTGAAATGGGTATTTTGAGTGATATTATTTATTATGATGATAGGTATTTCGGAACTTCTGTTGGTCAAGATGGTGGTACGTATGTCAATGATGCGTACCTTCTAAAAGGTGGAGATGATGTCGGGGCTTCTTGGACAGGACCTTCGTACACTGGTTTAACTGAAAATACTGAAGCAGGAATAGCAATATATGGAGGTGATCTTCTATATTTAGCTGATGATATTTTTTCAATTTCTTCGGATACGGACACAACATTTACAACAGAAAGTACTGCTAATAGTGTTGGTGGTTTAAATACTATATACAAGGGTAGGTTATATTATCTGGCTGGAAATAGAATTGAGTCTCTAATAGATCCAACCACTCCAGCAACATCAGGATCATATACTTTTCTTATCTCTGCCAACACTCCTTATCAGACAACAAATATTCAGTCTAACAATAATGGAATCTGGATCAGTACAAATAATAATGAGGGTGGAAATGCTGTTGTTTACTTATGGGACGGATTAACAGAGGATATTCCAGATGCTACATATAAGATCCCAGATAGTTCTGTAATGGCTATGTATATTAAAGATGGGACTCCTCATATTGTTACTGGACGAGGACTCTTAATGGCATTTAATGGGGCTTATTTTGAAGAGGTGGCAAGATTTCCCTTCTTTAATATCCCCTTATATGGTAGAGACAGAGATGCTGTCGATCTATATGATAGTGTTGGTGGTCGCTGGATTCATCAAAATGGTGTAGCGAATATTGATAATAAATTACATTTCTTAGTTGCACCTAATTCTGAATCTGTAAACGGAGATGAGATATTCGGAGATTATAAGAAGCTTGCTGGTGTGTGGTGTTATGATCCTGAGATTGGTCTATATCATCGTTTTGCATTATCGTCTTCAACTGGTGATAATGAGGTTGGTTTACAGGGGCAGATTAAGCAGGTGGGTGCTCTAACAGAGAGTGCTTCTAATACAACATTATCAGATAATGAGTATGGGAAGTTTATTTGTAGTGCCTCATATTTTACAACTTCTTCAAATGATTCAGAGGAGTATGCTATATTTGGTCTATTAGATGAGCCTAATACTGACAGGTTAAATATAGGTTATTTCACAACAACAAGAATATACGCAGAGCAAGTGACAGAAAATTGGAAACACGCATTATTAGGATTTGAAAATCTGGACTCTTCTGATGAGATAATCGTTAAGTACAGAAATGTTGAATATGATGCAATAGACACTGATATTACATGGGTTGATACTACGTCATTTACATCAACAGATACTGATTGGGCAACAATAAAAACAAATTTTGACGCTGGTACTAAATACGAAACAAGAATTTTGTATGGAAATGGTGCTGGTGTTCTGTCTGACATAACAGACATCTCCGAGGCTGGTGGTACATATACTGTTACAGTAGATGAGACTCATACTGGTGTTTCTGTATCAGATACAGCTAGGGTACGGGTTGAAAACTGGATTAAGGCTGAATCAGTAACATCTAGTGATAATGATAGTAAAAGTCTTAAATCAATACCAATATCATCTTCTGCACAATGGATTCAGTATAAAGTGATAATGAAAGGTGTTGCTAATGGAACACAAACATTTAATAATCCCGTAATAAATAGGTTTATCTCTGTCTCTGAACCAGATCAGACTTTCCTTTAATGGTATAATAAATAACATATGAGCATATTTTCAAAAGTAAAAGACTTCTTCTCTGGGACAACCCGATATAATCGTAATGATTCATCAGGTTCTAGTGGACCAATTAATTTAGATTCGTTCTCTCTTAGGAAGAGTGCACAAAACTCAGGATCTACACTTCCACAGCTTAATCTTAATCCCGTTGCTAATTCAACACCCGCTATTGCCTCTGGTGCGACAAGTTTTAGAGGAAACAATAGACAACAGCAAGTTGATACACCCGTATTCGGAGATGTCCCACAATCAAGTATCCCCTCTTTCGCTACACCTGCACCAGCTATATCAGAAAAACCAGTGACTGTTGACAACAAGATTAGTTCCAACAATCTACGAGGAGACAATACTTTTGTAGATAGCTCGGTATTTGGTACAAGTAGTAGTTCTAGTGAAGATTTGGGTGCTGTTGCTGACAGATTTGGTACAGGAATACCACAACAAGGAACAGGAGATAAAGAATTAAAAGATTTTCTTGGTCTTTCTGATAAATTAGCAGAAGAAGGTGATAGAACTCTTGGATTACAAGACGAACTAGGGTTTAGTGAGGCTAATCAAGCTATCGCAGACTTAAATGCACAATATGCTTCAACTAAAAGGAATTATGAGAAAAGATTGGAGGATATTAGGAGTAATCCACAATTAAAGTCTAAGGCTGGTATTAATTTTGAATTAAATGAAGTAACCAGAAAAGCTAACTCACATCTAGCAGACATTGCTATTCAACAGCAGGCTGCACAAGGAAACCTAACAGCCATTAACGATACTATTACAGCTAAGATAGATGCAGAATTTGAGCCTATCAGGAGTCGAATTGATAACCTGAAGGATTACTTTACTCTGAGGAACGCTGATCTAACAGATAGCGAAAAATTAACATTGCAAAGTGAAATTAGAAGGCAGGAATCAGATTATGAGAGCCAAAGAGACCAAGCCAAAAATATAGAACAAGCTGGTGTATGGCAAGAACTTATAAATAATGGACAATATGAGATGAAAGATGTTCCACAAGATGTCGTTCCTTATCTAACTCCTAAATTGCAGGCTGAGTGGACAGATGAGATGATTGCACCTATTACAGATAAGTTAAGTAATGTGAATAGCCTATTGGATACAGTTGGAAGTTCTAATGCTGTTGGTCCAAACCCACTAGCAAGAATCAATCTCTTTGACCCACTAACTGCTTCAAAGTCTAACTTTATTGCTGGAGTTCAAAGATTAACTTCACAAGAAACTCTTAATACTCTTATTGAACTAAAAAGGGCTGGTGGAACACTTGGTGCTTTGTCAGAAGGTGAGAAAGCCATGCTTGAATCTGCTGCCTCAAATATCGGTACTTGGGCACAGAAAGACAAGAACGGGAATATTGTGGGATATAAAACAACAGAGAAAGCCTTTACAGAAGAACTACAAAGACTACAAGACATCTCGCAAAAGGCTTTGTTGCGAGCTGATATCGTCCCTATGTCCCAGAAAACAAATATCCTAACAGACATGCTCTTTAGGGATAACCCGACTTGGAGTGATGAAGATATTTCCGAGGCTGTTGAAAGAACTTTACCTAGATACTTAACAGATTTTAACTCGGTTGGAAACACCTCAGCTTCCAAAATTTCCAAAGCGATAAAACAAGTTGAGAGTAGCGGAAATTATAATGCAAAAGGATCTAGTGGAGAGTTCGGAGCTTATCAGTTTATGCCAAATACATGGAAGATGTGGGCAGGAGAGTTTCTTGGAAACCCAGAGGCACAACCAACTAAATCTAATCAGGACTTTGTTGCAGAATCTAAAATCTCACAACTAATTGATCAAGGGTATGGTCCAGAACAAATCGCACTAATCTGGAATGGTGGAACTCCTACTAGGAAGAAGGGAGTAAATCAATTCGGGGTACGCTATGACTCAGGGGCTTATGCAGACAAGGTTATCAAACAATTAAACGTATAAAAATATGGCATTAACACAAGAACAGATAAAAAGGCTAGAAGAACAACACGGTACAGGGTTGTCTAGTGATTCCTTTGCCGTAAAGGAGCTTGTGAAATCTCGTTTGGAAGTTAATAGAGCCAATAAAGAAACTGGTTTTTTTGCAGATATTAAAGGGATTGGTACTGGTATTAAGGAAGATTTTGCTCGTAGACAAGCAAAGGTGGATGATATCCAAGAATCAGACCAAGAATCAGGATCAAAACTATTCCAATCACTTGGTCAAAGTGCTGGGCTTGTGTCAGATGTTATTGGTCAAACTTTATTAGGAGGTGCGAAAGCTCTAACACCACAACCACTTCAAGAAGCAATAGGTTCTGGTGTAGAGGGTGTTGTTGGTAGTGCTTTAGAAACAGAAACAGCACAAAATATTGTAGCTGGCTATAATAAGTTAAAAGAAGAAAACCCTGATTTTGTTAGAAATCTAGAAGCGACAGCAGGATTTGGGTCACTGGCACTTGATGCTGTGGGTGTAGGTTTGGCAAGTAAAGGAGGAAAAGCCACTGTCAGAGCTGGTAGAGAAGCTCTAGATACAGGACTGGACGCAACAAGAAGAACTGTTCAGAGAGGAAAAGATATTGCTGAACCTGTAACTGGTTTGGTTAAGAAAAAGGGTGGAGAATTATTCGATCGTGCTAGAACTAATATTGATGAGGTTAAGAGAGTTTCAGATATTAAGAAAACACTAACTCCTAAACTAGAGAGAGCTGTAACAGAAGGAATGGATATTACAGAGGCACAATTTATCAAGAGTATTCCTGCACAACAAAAAGCTCTATCTAAAAACCTATGGGAGACAACAAAGAGATACCTTGATGATGTTACAAGGAAGGCAACAGACCCTATCGCTGAGATTGGAAGACCTATCTTTAATAAAGTAAAGAGATTAGATACTGAGGTTAAGGGCTTAAATAAGCAATTGACTACAGTAGCTACAGGATTAAGAGGAAAGTCAGTGATCGGAATGGACGATATTAAAACCTCTATCAGAGGAAGTCTTGATGAGCTTGATGTCAGGGTTATTGACCCAATTAAAGGAACGGGGCTTGATGACACTTTGGATTTCACAGGTTCACAACTTGAAAAACTTGGTAATAATGACCTTATTAAAACTGCGTACAAGAAGATCGTAAATGCAAAAGACGCTAATGACCTTCATAAGGCAAAACAATTTATATATAAAACAACTGATTACACCAAGAAAACCTCTACAGGTGGAAGTTTATCTAGTGATGGAGAACGGCTATTGCAGAGTTGGGCTAGAAAGGTCGATGCACAGTTAGATAATCAGTTTAAGGCATATCGAGGTATTAACGATAAATTATCTCTAAAGATTAGTCCTCTAAATGAAATGCAGAAGAGATTAAGAGCTAATGGGTTTGATGAGGACTTGGTGCAGATGAAAGCGGGATTGTTAGCTCGAAGATTAACAAGTAATGCACAATCAGGTCCAGAAATTCGTCAGATATTAAGAGATCTTGATAAGGCAACTGAGGTCGCAGGAAAAGTAACTGTGAGTACAGAGACCTTACAAGACTTATATAATATATTAGTAGGTCATTTCCCAGAGTTAACAGGAAAGACATCGTTAAGGGGTGCTGTAACTGGTGGAATTGAAGATGTTGTGGGAGTCAAAGGTCTTGTAGAAAAATCCCTAAAGGCTGTGAGTGGTAAAACACCAGAAGTCCAGCAAAAAGCTATCAGAGAAGCGTTTGATGAACTATTTAATTAATCAAATATATGCCAAATCTAACACAAAAACAACAAGAGAGATTACTAAAGATTAAGAATGCCTTAAATAAGGGTAATCTTGGTCTTGTTTCTCTATTCATTGAGTTAGAAGACAGGTTAGATAAAGAAATTCCTGACATAGCGGAACTTATCTCTAAGATGAAAGGAGATAAAGGAGATACTTATGAGCTAACAAAAGAAGATAGGAAGCAGATTGCAAAAGAAGCAACTAATCTAATTCAAGTTGAAGAAGTGGGTAAAGCTGTTCTGAAATTCTTGGATAAGAAGGAGGTTGCAAAACTAGCTACAAAACTAATAAAAGTTCCTAAAAATGGAAAGACTCCGACAGATAAAGATTTAATTAAGTTGATTAAGCCACTTATTCCAGAACAAGAGCCTTTTGTTGTTGATGAGATGGGAATAGCAAAGAAAGCTGTCGATTTATTTAGAGATTCAATCGAAATTCCAGAACCAGACATGGCAGAGGATATTAGGAATAAACTAGAGTTATTAGAAGGAGATGAAAGAATATCTTTTGGTGCGATTAGAGAATCTGAAGAAATACTGAGTGACATCAAAGAATTGAAAGAAAGACAGCCACAAGTGATAGAAACAGTATCAGGAGGTGGTGGAAGTTCTCTACATGTTACAGAAGAAGGTGTTTCTCGTAGACAAAGTGTTACTAAGATGGACTTTGGATCAGGTTTTGGAGTGACATCAACAGCTAATGGTGTATTAGTGACACTGGATGGTTCAGAACCAACAAACTACACATTGCAGGCTGTTACGGACAATGGTAATACAACTGATAACTCAATAGAAGCATTATCCTTTATTAAGACAGGTGGTGTTTCGACAGATTTCCTAAAAGCAGATGGTTCAGTTGATACAAATACATACCTGGCAGTGGAAACTGACCCAATCTTTATAGCCTCACAAGCATTTAATATAGATGCAACAGATATAACAAATCTCGGTAATTTATCTGGTGTGAATACGGGTGATCAGACTCTTGCAAGTTTTGGTACAGACAATCAAATTCCATACACAAATGCTGGAGGGACGGATTTTGATTATTCTGATGATTTGATATTTGATGGAGATTTGAAGGTAACAGGAGGAGTTAGGATTATTGGCGATGAACTAACACTAGACAATCATCAGGCTATTAGAATGAGAGATAATATCGGAGGAGTAAGAGATGTCATGATTCTTAATAGTGGAAACCAACTAAGAATCGCCAGTTCTGGAGGGTTTATAGATTCTGTTTTGGTAAACGGGGTTAAGTTTACTATTGATGGTGGAGCACCTGACTTAGCATTATTGGCTGACCACCCTACTGGTGACACAGACTTAGCTATCTCGACTACTAAATATGTAGATGATGGAATGGATAAGGCTAATGATAATATAATGCTTAACTCATTCAGAATCGCTATTAATGGTTCGTTATCACAATTTCAGATGGTTGATGGAGTTGTTGATGAGTATGAAGACGAAACAGGTGTTGATACAGCCGACTCATCAAACGAGTTATATAATCCAACAACAGATTACTACTCACCTAGCGGTGCAGACTTGGGTGATGGATTGATTTTACACTACAAGATGAATGATGATGACAACACTACAACAGTGGTTGATTCTGAAGGAACAAGTAACGGTACTTTGTACGGAGGGGACAATACTGAAGACATAACTCAGACTGGTAAGATAAATTCAGCTTTACTTGAGAACGGAACTGATGACTATATTGATTCTAATTATGATATTGAGACACTTGCTAACACAGGACAATTCAGTGTTTCACTGTGGATGGATATGACTGATGGACGACCTCCTAGTGGGGACAACAGTGGATTCTTTGGTGTTCAAAATGGTTCTAATGAGAGACTATATGCCAGAGTTACACATGGGGGAGAATCAACCCAGGGCGGTATTGAAATGAGAGTGAAAGCGAATGGAGCTCAAAGTGCACCAACAACAACAGGCAATTTCTTCTCTGATGGACAAACAGGGTGGCATCATTTGGTGTTTGTGTTTGATTACGCAGGAAATAGTCTTAGACTCTATCATAATGGGGTGGAAGTTACTTCTGGAGGTTTTGCTTCAGCAACATGGGGAAGTGTAGACCCCGCAAACTGGAACTTTAGTGGAAAAACCATGCTTGTTGGTGGAATTAACTTAAATGGATCTCCTAACTATTGGTTCGATGGAGCACTAGATGATTTCAGATTGTATGATAAAGTTCTAAGCACAGACGAGATTGCTTCTATTTATAATTCAGGTTCAGGAACAGAATCGGCTTCAGGTTCTCCTTCCGACATGACATTAATATCTGAAGATACTGAGGCTGAGACTACACCAACAAGTGCAAGGGTAGTAATCTTGGAAGAAGACGTAGATGCAGTCACTGTTAATACTGATATGAAGGCTTATGTTTCTCGAGATGACGGAACAACCTATAGTCAAATAACCCTTTCAGATGAGGGGGACTTTGATGCAACTAAGAGGATTCTTGTTGGAGATGTCGATGTTTCAGGACAACCATCAGATAAAACCATGAGATACAAGATAACCACTCATAATGGTAAGGATTTGAAAGTTCATGGTACGAGTCTATTATGGGATTAATTAAGATAATATGTTAAAACGAATCAAAACAAAACAAAGTAATTCATTCAACATCACTAAGTACCAAGAAGGTATAGATGAGAATATGCCCGTAGATAGACTGGTGGCACTTATGCCCTTCCATTCTGCGACTACAGAATACATTAAGGCAAAGAACTGGGCGAAGTTAAATACTATCTTTCAGGTTCTTATTGGAGCTGGGCAGATGTTGCAGTCAGACTACGACATTGTCAATAATGTTCTAAAAGAACAAAACGTAGACTTAACAACAATATAAATATGGACACAATTAAAATAAACAAAGGAGCATTTACTCAGGAACAAATCTTAGCGAGAGCGATAGAGCTTGGTTATCAGGTGAAGAAGATTAATCGTGTGGAAGTGGATGTTATAGACGAAGAAACAGGAGAAGTTACAGGAACTCGCATTGAACGGACAGAAGAGCCTAATACAGAGAGTCCAGAAGTAACAATCGCAAACGCAGTTCTAGAAGCTGTTGATAAAGTTCTGTTTTCTGGAGCAGATAAAGAGGCTAAAGAAGCAGATGAGGAAGAAATGCTACAGAGAGAAAAAACACGAAAAGAAGAAAGAGAGGGAATTATAACTATTGAATAATGACAGACGAGTTCCAGAGAGAATTAGTGGAGAGATTAGGAAGACTTGATGAGAACATGAAGGGTTTTCATAGACGACAAGATATTGCAAATGGTCGACAAACGAAGGTGGAAGATAGGGTGGGAAATATAGAAAAAGAGAATGTGTCACAGGACAGCGAATTGCACGAGATCAAGAAGATGCTCGAAAAACAGGTTAAGGACAAGGAGAAATGGGGAGGTCGGGTTTGGGCGATTGCTTCACCATTCATTATGGGTATACTAATAGCATTATGGCTGACAATAAAAGACAACATACAGTTTTAGATAACTAAGATGAACGCAACGAATAAAACAAAACAGGTGTTGATAGCCGAGGACGAGAGAATGCTTGCTTCTGCTATAAAAACAACCCTCATGAAAGAGGGTGTGGATTGTGATACATCTTTTGATGGTAAGGAAGCTCTGAGAAAAACTGACAAAAAAGAATACGACTTGATTCTCTTAGATATGAAAATGCCTATATGTGATGGTTTTTGTTTCATTAACGCCTATAAGAAAGATACACCTATCATAATCATCACGAACAACGACATCTATTCTCTGAAGGAGGAAGTTGCTCGAAAAAAGATTAATGTAGAAAACGTTATAGACTTTATACAGAAGTCAGACATCCACATTCACGAGTTAGCTCATTATGTAAAATCAATTCTATGAAAATAAAGACAAACAATTTCGAGGAGATACATTTAACATATACCTTCAAAGCAAGGAAGGTGTGGAAACTTAACAAGAACATTAAATTAAAGTTATCGAATGGAGATACTGCGATCTTGCCTAAGGGGTTCAGAACAGACTTTGCTAGTGTACCAAAATTCCTCTGGGGTTTATTACCTCCTTACGGGACAGACATTATGGCTTTTCTTATCCATGACTATCTATATGATTTCGGATATTATATTGATCTCTGGGGAGAAGAAAAACAAGTAGATAAGAAGTTTGCGGACAATGAGATGAAATGGCAACAGCGTAAAGTTGGAATCAGGAGTGGTAGACTCTATCCAATGTTTTGGGCTGTTAGATTATTTGGTAGATATAGAAATCTGTGGAGATAATTGTCGATAATAGATTTGTTGTGTATAATAATAATGTTATTAAATAAATAAACAAATATGCAATTAAATACAGCAGAAGCAATCAAGGACTTATCAGGGAAAAAGATTCTAAAAGGAAAAACAGAGGAAGCTTTCACAATCGGTAGTGCTTTGTCTAATATCTTATTGGACGCAAAAGAGGGCGGAAAGATGAAGTTATTTATATTAGCTCAGAAGTGTTTTGAAGAAAAAAAGGTAGAGTTAGATGGTGCTGATATCTCTATTATCAAGCAAGCTGTCGAAAAGACAGATCAGTACAATGCTCTAGTGTCGGGTCAAATACTTCAGATATTGGAGAATTTGAAAGAAACAGACAAAAAGTAAATACCTAAGCAGTCCGTAATGACTTTAAACTATTTTTTATCTAATAAGTACTACAATTATGTCAGACGAAACAACACCAGAAGAGGTAGAAGAAGAAGTTACAGAAGAAGAAGCTCCTGAAGTAGAAGAAACAGAAGCGGACTCAGAGTAATTGATAATAGGACATTATGTCCTGTTCTCATTAAACTAATCCCCACAGTTTAATGAGAATATGACAGAATCGACATTGATAATAATTTATAAAAAGATATGCAAAATTTTACAGGAGCAGTAGAAGATCCACGACCCAAAAAAGAGAAAAAGAAAGATTGGAAAGCAGAGGAATTGGCAAGTGCATTTAATCCTGAATGGAAAGAAAAAAAGAAATGGCTATCTTTTACATCAAGAAATCAAAAAAGAACATCTAGCTGTGTTCCCCAGTCTGTATCTAAGATATTAGAAGCTAACGAAAAAAGAGAGAACGGAAAAAAGGTTATATTCTCCGCATCAAAAGCCTACGCAGATAGAAGTAACTCAGGTGCAGGTTCATATTTACAAGAAATGCTAAAATATGCAGTTGATGATAGATACACTCTAGAGAACAGAATCAAATCTCAAAATCTTACTTCTGATAATGCTATGGAAGAACTTGCAAGAAGCTGGAGCAAGGAAGATACAAAAATTGCTAAGAAGTATTCTGGTAAATCTTATTTGATGGTAAATTCGACTAAGATTGATGAGATAGCTCACTGGATTGAACAAGGTCAAGTTGTTTCTTGTCTTTTCTACTTTACTTCAAAAGAATGGGGACAGAAATATCCAAAAATTCTTAATAAAGGACTAAGAAAAGGTTCTGCTCTAAGACATGCTGTTGCTATAACGGACTTTGGATTGATCAGAGGAAAAAAATATCTAAAGATTGAGGATTCTGCCCACTTCGGTGGTAGAGATGAGAGATGGGTCTCAGAAGAATTTCTAACTAAAAGAACCTTTGGTGCTGGGTTTGTATATGATAAGCCTAATAAGGATGTAGATATACCCGTAATTGACCCAAAATGGCGATTTAAGAGCAATTTATGGCTAGGTATGAGGAATTACCCAGATGTTGTAAAAATGCAGGATATACTCAAACAAGAAGGGTTCTTCCCACTACATATTCCCTCAACAGGAAATTATCTAGAAATAACTCGTAGGGCTGTTGAGAAGTACCAACGACACCATGAATTAGCATCTATTTGGGAACTAAATGCTGTAAGAGGAAAGATTGTTGGACCTAAAACACGAAGACAACTTAATGCTTAACTTCCAAATAAAAGCAAAACCTTTAACGGTTAATAAGGTTTGGCAAGGAAGAAGATTTAAAACAAAAGCATATAAAGATTACGAAAAGGAAATGTTCTATCTCCTAAAGGACATTCGTAATAATCAGAGTATAAAGGACATTAAAGGACATGTTGAGTTGACGCTAGAGTTTTATCTAAAGTACGCCTCTACGTCAGATGTTGATAACTTTGTTAAGCCTCTACTAGACATTCTGGTAAAAGATGGGATCATTGAGGATGATAAGAACATCATGCACTTAGATCTATACAAATATAAATCAGATACTGACTATATGAACATAACTATTAACAAATGGACTGATGACTGATTATGATAGTCAATCAGGATTAAGTAATAAAGAAGTTCGACTAATCGAATTAAAGGCTAAGTGTTCTCATTATGATTGTGGGCACACAGCATTGAAATGTATAAAGTGTGGTAAATGGGAAGATAATTTAAATAATGAATTGGTGGCACAGGTTGAAGTTTTGAAATCAATAGTAGCGGTGTATGAGGAGTTATTGTATTACAATGGAATAGAGCATATCACTTATTCTGATTTGTTAGATAAGGGGATTATTGATCTATGGGTTAAGCACAAATATAACTATGCTAACAACTGGAGAGGAAACAAATCTTAAGGGTGTATAATTAAAAGTAGGGTCAGTACATTAATACAAGGAGGTAATTATGAGAACATGGAAAAAAGCGGTGAGACATCGTTCACAGGGTGATGAGAACAAGAGAGACTTTTACATAATGCACGGCAGGAAAGGAACACCACAAGAATTACTGCAATTCTATATAGATAACAACAACGTACCGATCCAACGTTCTGTGGAGGACGTAGCAACTGCACAGAGGGTGCAATAATGATCGCTGTATCAACAAGGAAGATGAGGAAGCAAGCAAGAAAGCAACCCCGCAAGAACATTCATCACAGGAGACCGAAAGCTCAAGGAGGATCAAATCGTCCAGAAAATCTGAGTGTTGTCGATACAGAAAGACATTCACTTTGGACTCAGATGTTCGATGGAACTATGACACCAAAAGAGATCATAGACGATATCAACAACAAATGGATTGATGAAAGGTATATGGTTGTTTTGATAGAAAGGAGGTCGGGAAATGCAATATGATATGTTTTTACCAAACTGGATTCAGTTAGAGCTGGATTTCGTTAATGCTCCGTTTGATAGTTTATTCTGTTATGCGATACGGGGATAGGAGGTTCGTATGTTAATCATCCTTATTTCTGTGACAATTGCATACTTAATTTGCTAATTGTTTAAGGGGAGGGTGGTAAATTGCCACCCTCCTTTTTCTCTTGTTTGTATGTTACAATTTTAGTATACACCATGATTAATCATCTAATTAAAACAGCCTGTATACTCTTTGGTACAGTTCTACTACTGTTATTAATTAGCTTTATAGGGTGGGCGGTAGGTGCTATACTTGAGGTAGGTTAGTGGGTTGATGGGGGAGCGGTGTAAGACCAAGAGAGGACAGCATTATTTAACCTCTTGGCAGTAGGTAATCAATCCTAACCGAATGCCTACCCACCAACTCATTAACAACTTAGTTAGCTTTCAAAGATGAAAGCATACTAAAATAGAAGATAGTAGCGAGGTGTGGCGGAATAGAGAACGCACAATAAGTTTCAATAATACTTTATTATATAAAGGGCTAGAAACTGAATAATCTAAACTGTAAGGTGACTATACGAGTGGTACTTAGTAAACAACTAATCGTGGTGGCGAGACTCCACCAGTATCTCGTCAAATCCTTGCCACCTCACTACTGTCCTTTATACAACTTGAGTCCTAGAGGCAAACGTTTATTCGTTTGTAATGTTTTGGAAGGGCAGACAGTCTTTAAATAGACTTGTGCCTCTAGGACTTGAGTATTGGTGGGGGTGTGGGTTAAATCACTTAAATATGTGGAACTTAAATGAAGCATATCCCCACCAGCACTTAACTTTTAATTAAAAACAACACCAATCAAGGTGTTGCCAACCGCTAAGGTTTATTTAAATTTAAATTCAAATGTTTTTGTGACCGCAAATCCCTACGGAGTGGATCAACCACTACTCTTATTATTATATACTTCTGTTATTATAATTGCAAGTTATCCCCAACTTATACACATTTTAATTTACTTTTTTTATCTATTAGGTATATAATACACACATGAACAATACAGATACAGCAGAAGTATATTTTGTAACAAAGTGTGTTTCTGCTGTATTGTTCAAATCAGGCATTAAGACTTCCTTTTATTAGGAGGTCTTTTTGTTTGTATGTCTGTGGGGAGTTCAAATTAGAAATGCAGACAATAAACTATAATTTCTAAACCTGTCGCCTGTATCTCGGCGTTGGAAGAGATACCTTTATACCGACAAAGTTTGTCAGATATTGATTCACTTGGCACTTTACCTTTAAACCTGTTATTTACTTAACGGGGATAAAGGGGAAGTACCTGAGAATCTTTACCCGACAAACATAGGTTTAGATATAAATAACAATAACTATGAATTTATTACCTAATATAGATATCAATGGAAACTTAGAAGATGTTAAGGAAGTTAAAAAGGAAACAAACGTTAGAAAGAAAAGAATAAGAAAATCAAGAAATAGATCTGAAAATAAAGTTGAAGTTTTAGGATATTTTGAGGAATGTTCTAAATGTAATAAATTGATGGAGAGGAGAAAACATAAAACAATTACAGATAAGCAAACTAATAAAGTTTATTACTATTCAGAGTGGGATCTTTGTAAGAGTTGTGGACATTTACAGCATTATGAGAAATTCAAGGTCCTGAATCCAGATGTTGAAGAGTTAAATCAAAAGACTGAGTTCATAAGAAATATCTAATATGGAAATTAACATAGAACAATACAAAAAGGATTTATTTGAATCAAAGGTTTGCTCGTCTTGTGGTAAGAGATGTCAGAGTAAGAGAGGTTGTCTACTAACACAGATACTCAAGGAGATTAATGAAGAAAGACTAGAACCTCTAAAGAAGGGAGAGAAAAGGTACAAGCCGATGACGTACGTTGCACTCTATATGAAAACTAAGAATGTTCCTGAACATGAATTAATGGCGAGGCTATCTATGTCTAAGGAAGATAAGATCAGGTACGGATCATTCGGTAGAACTTTCTTTAGTCCTAAATTCTTTGATCGGTTTAAATAGAACAAGCTGTGGATAACTATTTACTTTTGACTTCATATTTGTTATTATAATAATAAGTTAATAATAACAAGCAATAATAAAAACATGGAAACATTTCAAAAAACATTAAGGGAGCAGTTCGCAGAAATAAATGAAGGATATATAAACTGTACTTGCGATGATCTAAGTTGTGATCATAAGAGAGGTTTAGAAGGAGAGGTTGCAGGACACATAGAAGATTGTAGTTGCGACCACTGTAACAGATATTACTCAGGAGATTCACATTCAGAGATACAAGCAGACAGTGATGCGGACAACGAAGCGTGGAGAGAGTAGTTGCGGTCAGTTAGGGAGTTCTGAGGAGCTTCCAATACTGCCCACAAGGCAGAATTTACAAGCAATTAACAAATAAACATTATGCAAATTAAAATAATCGTTTCGCATGAAGATAGTGAGTTAATTTCAAGAAAGTATGACCTAACAGAAATAACCGTATCTCAGATGAAAGAAAATGTTGAGAAGATTATCGAAGATGGTCATGAGTCACTGAACGACAGAGCTAGTAGATGGGCAGAACCAAATGTAGTAGAAAATTAATAAATTTAAAATTAAAATTATGGAAAAAGATAGAACAACAAAAGAAGAGAGATTAGGAAGAGCAAAGAAGAAAGAAGTAGTGACAGATGTGATGAAAGATAAATACATAGTAATATCAGTTCTAATCGTAGCTCTTGTTTTAGGAACATTGACACTTATAAACAGTAATCAAAACAGGGCGGAAGAAATTAGACAAACTATTGAGAAGGAGCAGATGATAAGACATGATGTAGTTAAGGTAGCATATTATCAATGTTTAGCAGATGCGTGGACAGATTACTCAGCAAACTGGGATCAGCAGTGTGGAGTGGACGGAAAAGTTGATAGCTGTACCCTATCAGGTTTATCTCTAGAAAGAGTTGAGTCTGGGTATGAAAAGGCACAAGATACATGTCTAGATATCTACAACATAGAGTTAATGAGTCAGTAATCATGGAAACAAAAGATAGATTCCAATTCAATCCAAATAATCATGCGTATACTCTAGATGGAAAACGTCTGACAGGAGTTACAACCATTATAGGAGTTCTAGACAAACCTGCCCTGATTGGTTGGGCAAGTAATATGGCTGTTGATTCAGTTATAAAGGGTGCGTCTTATAAAAGAAAGGAAAACATCTACGAAGTAACAAAAGATGTGCTGGAAGATTCAAGGAAAGCTTGGTGTAGAAAAAGAGACAGTGCTGGTGACATTGGTACAGAGGTTCACAATATGATTGAACTATATGCCAAAGCCAAGATACTCGGAAATAAGTTTGAGGCAACCCACAAAGATGAGCAGGTCCAGAAGATGTATGAAAAGTTCGTAGAGTGGGCAGAAGAAAATAGCGTGAAATTCCTGCTATCAGAACAGAAATTGTATTCAGAAAAACACTGGTATGCAGGAACAGTAGATCTTGTTATCGAGATTAAGGGTAAGAAGTACATTGCGGATATTAAAACGGCAAAGGATATATACAACACAAATTATATTCAGATGGCTGGCTACGATATCTGTCTAGAAGAACTAGGCAAGTTAAAAGACTGTGAGGGGTATTGTGTCATCAATATTCCAAAACAGTTAGGAAAAGATGGTGAGGTGAAGCTAAAGGAGAAAAGGATTAGTAACACAGGAGATTTTAAAGAAGCTTTCCTCCACTGTCTAGCGATTTATAGGTTCATTAATAAAATAAAATAATAACAAAAAGATGAAAACAACAAAACAATTACTAAAGGAAATAGAAGATAGGAGTATATGGATGTTGGTGTGGGCAATAGCTTGGAGACTGTGGATAATTCTGTTCATTGTTGGTTTACTTTCAGCTCTGTAATTGTTATAATAATAAGGTATTAATAATTACAAGCAACATGAGAATACCAAAATTAAAAGACAAAGTTAGATCAGTATTAAGAAGACATCCTGAGACTAGAAATTCAGACGTGGCACTAACTATAAAACTATGGGAGGAGTTATATCCAAACAAGTTAAAGTATAGAGAGGCAGACCAAAGAAACTATGTCGCACTGGAGGATATGTTTATCTTACCAAGAGAGGATCAAGTATCCAGAGCAAGAAGAAAGATACAGAGTCCAAAACAGGTCGGAGGAGAAGAACTCTACCCACCAACAAGTATGGAGGTTGCAAAGGCAAGGTGTATGAACATGGATAAATGGAGAAAGGAGATGTTGAAAACTAATAAACTGTAATACTATGTCCGAGATGACATTAAACTAATTAATAATAATTAATAATAATAAATTATGGCTTTAATCGAAAAAAAGAGAGGCAACTATCTATCAATCATTGATGGAACACTACGAAGACAAGTGCCTGAAGGAACTGAGAAAGCAATTAAAAGAGAATACGAGAGATCAGATAAGACTAAGGGAGAGAAATGGGAGTTAGAATATAGGTCTCTAGTAGGAAAAATCGTGGCAATTGACTTTCATGACAGTGACTTTGGTAAACAAGTTGCGGTTGAGGTGATGGACGAGGGAAAGAAGTACACACTACAAATGCCCTATAAATCACGATATGCTTTGGATTTCATGAAGAAAGTACCAAACATTAAATTAGCAGACCCTGTGGAGTTGAGTCCGTATGACTTTGAGGATGATAACGGAAAAACCCGCAAAGGTATTAGTATCAAACAGGGAGAAGTAAAGATTGGTAACTACTTCTTTAACGAGAAGGATAAGAGAGAGAACCTGCATGATTTCCCACAAGCACCAAAGGATTATCAAGATATGGATAGCGATGATTGGGCAGTACACTTCACAAATGTAGCTAAGTTCTTAATGGAACATATTCAGAAGGAGCAAAAGTATGCCAGAGAGGACGAACCGACATCAGACAAGGTAGAATATCCAACTGACGAAATTAATCCAGAAGATATTCCTTTCTAGAGAATATAACTACTCATTAAGAGTAGTTCCCTGCTTAGAGATTTCGCCCACAATAGAACTTTATTGCTTGTAAACTCTATTATTTCTCTAAGTACGGAACTGTTCTTAATATGAAATTAAAAAACCCATTCAAAGACGTAGTAAGAAATCTGTATCTATACCAGTATAATTGTCAGGATTGTGGTAGATCAGATAGGGGGTTGGAACTTCATCACATAATCGGCAGGAAATCCAACTCTAAACTTAATGCAATAGTTTTATGTTTAGACTGTCATAAGAAGTGTGGACATTCTAGAGAAGAAGAAAAGAAGTACGCACAAATTACTATTCGCTTTCATTTAAGGGAGAAGAATAAATTAGAAAAAGAGGATATTGAGTTTTATCAGGATAATGTGTTATTATATCAAGTATGAAAGATGAAATAATAAGTGGTCTAAAAAGAGATGGAAAATTCGTAATAGATGGTGTGGGAGTGTTTGAGTTATTACCTAGAAGAAAAGGAAAAACATTTTGTGGTTTTAGAAATACGGAGGGAACGCCACGATTCTCCAAAAGGGTTAAATTCACCAGCTCATTAAAACTAAGAAACGAAATATGCAAATAAGTTTAATAAAGGAAAACGACCAAAATCCACGCTTAATCAAAGAAGAGGCGTTTGAAAAGCTTGTTAGCTCTATTAAAGAAGACCCACAGATGTTGGAAGCCCGCCCATTGATTATAGATGAGAATAATATTGTATTAGGGGGAAATATGAGGTTAAAGGCACTAAAACATCTAAAGTATGAGGATGTACCAGTTTATCAGGTAAAGGACTGGACTAAGGAACAGAAACACCGATTTATAGTAAAGGATAATCTGTCAGGTGGTGAATGGGACTATGATCTACTGACAGCACAGTATGACGCAGAAGAACTATCAAACTGGGGCATGGAAGGCTTAGATAAATACTTTATAGAAGAGCCAGATGAAAAAGATGACGAAGTACCAGAGGTGGTGGGTGAACCGAAGAGTAAACTTGGTGATATTTATGAGTTGGGAGAACACCGAGTATTGTGTGGTGATA